AATATATTGCCATATATTAATTTATATTGGTCAAACTATGATGGCGATTTATCGCTTGAGATTGCCTTTCTGTATTGGCATTTTGTTGTTAGATTGAGGAAGTCCAATGGATAACACTATTTATTTCACGGACTGGTACACGACTGACAGCATACCTGCTGAGATGTGGGAGTGGTATTTTGGCTGATCCAATAGCAATGTTTGAGGCTGGGGTATCAAACATAAAATCTATGGCAGATGGCAGCCCAAGATTTGAGTTTGAGGCTGGAGAAGATGCCATACAGTTTATGACACCATTAGGGCAAGCCAAAGCAGATAAGCGATACCTAATGGTGATTGTGTATGACATGGAAGATTGGAAACGGTTAGAAGCGGAAAACACTTAATCCACAGGAATCAACGCTTAATCGCGTTCGTATGACGCAAAATATACAACTTTATGGATGATTTAATCAATAAACTGAAAGGACTTAATAGCAGAGAGCTTGATTATGTTATGGCAAGATCAAGCCATAACACGATTAAAGACGCTTGTGACGAAATAGAATTGTCTACTGGCACGTTTTATCACTGGGACAATAAAGACGAGTTAGAAGATCTTGCAAAGGCATTGAGATTAGATCGTCATGTAGAAGTTGAGTTGAAACTTCGTGATGCCTTGCCGGACGCTGTTCAGGTTGTTATCGAGGGCTTGAAAGAGCGGCGATATGACACGAAATTCAAGGCGGCTGTTGAGATACTCGACAGGACAATGGGCAAGGCGACACAGAAGATAGATCAGAACGTTAATGCTTCCGGCGAAATCATAGTCACGCTGAGGAAAAACGATGCCCAAAGTGACGATTGACGACTCTGTCTTCAATGAGGCTTATATCCCTTATCTTGCTGACACCACGCGTACGCAGATCATTTACGGTGGTTCTGGTTCTGGTAAGTCTGTATTCCTTGCACAGCGATGCGTTATTGACCTAATGCAAGGTGGGCGCAACTATCTGATATTGCGGGCAATCGCAAAGACTATCCGTCACAGCGTTTTCAAGGAAATTGACAAGCTGATTAAGAACTGGAATTTGAATGACCTGTTCAATGTGAACAAGTCCGAGATGGTGATCACCTGCACCAATGGGTATCAGGCTATTTTCGCAGGGCTTGACGATGTTGAGAAGTTGAAATCTATCACGCCGGAAAAGGGCGTTGTTACTGATGTCTGGGTAGAAGAGGCAACAGAAACGAGAGAAGACGACATTACACAGTTGAATAAGCGGATGCGTGGCATTGACGCTTATAGTGATGACCCTGGATTATCCAAGCGGCTTACCATGTCTTTTAACCCAATTATCAAGTCGCACTGGATTTATAATAAATATTTCAAGGGCATTGGCTGGACGGATGAACAGCAGATATATCAGGATGATGACTTGCTGATATTGAAAACATGGTATATCCACAATCGTTTTCTAACAGAGCAGGACATTCACGATCTGGAGAATGAAGAAGACGAGTACTTCTACAAAGTTTATACGCTTGGCGATTGGGGCGTACTTGGTGATGTAATCTTCACGAATTGGGAAGTACAGGACTTATCAGGCCGTAAGGACGAATTTGACAACTTACGGGATGGTCAGGATTTTGGCTATGCCAGCGATCCGGCGGCTTATATCAAATCCCATTATGACAAGAAACACCAAACAATCTATGTATTTGATGAGCTGTACCAGACCGGGCTGGATAATGAGGCATTAGCAGAACTTATAAAGCCGATGGTTGGTTACAGATCGCTTCCATGTGACAGCGCAGAGCCTAAGTCAATAGCAGAACTTCAGAAATATGGCATTGATGCTCGTTCTGCACTCAAGGGCCCCGATAGTGTGAGACACGGTATTCAATGGTTGCAAAAGCACAAGATTATTGTTGATAGAAGCTGCGTCAATTTTATTCACGAATTAGAGCAATACCATTGGAAAAAAGATAAGTGGGGCGAGAGCCTTCCCGTACCGGTAGATAAAAATAATCATGGCATTGATGCCCTGCGTTATGCCTATTCATACGACATGACAGAGCGCGGCGTTATCCTGTTTGGGGCATAGGAGAGATATATGGCAAGCAATTATAAAACGATAACAGAGATACCTGGATGGTTCAATCGCCTCACGGGTGACGGCGTTCCTGATAGTAATGCGACATTATATGCTCAAGTCCCTTATTTGTTCCGGCTTGTGCAGATACGATGCGACACCTTATCAGGCGTTCCTATCAAGCTATACAGCGGTGAAGAGGAGAAGGAGTGGCCGTATCCCACAGATATTACAGAGCTTATCTGGAAGTGGGAAGCGTCAGCTTTACTTGCCGGTGCGGCTTACGGCGAGATAGTTGCCAATAATTCAGGCTATCGGCAGGATGTGTTATACCGCAATCCCTTTGATATGACCGTGAAGTATGAGAATGGACTTATAAAGATAAAGCAAAACAGCTCCGGTGCTGAATGGGTGAATGACCTGAAGTCCGGCACTTATGAGATGATCTATCTTGCGGAGTTTGACCCTTCGCAGGACATTCTGCCTGGTGTTGGATCAGGCAAAGCCGCAAACATGGACGCAAAGCTGTTGTTCGCATTATCCAAATTCCCTGAGGCTTACTTCGAGGGTGGTGCAATGCCAGTAACTTTGCTGGGCATTGACAGCACAGATCGAGGCGAGATAAGTAGGGTTGAGGAGTGGTTCAAGAGGAGTGCAACAGCTATTAAAAATGCCTTTCGTGTGTTAGGTATCAGAGCCGGCAGTATCACACCAACGACATTGACGCCGCCCATCAAAGACCTTGCCATGCCTGAATTATCTGATTTGGCAAAGCATAACATGAGCGTTGCGTTTGGTGTGCCAAAGACCTTACTGGATAGCGAGGCGGCGAATTACGCAACGGCTGTTGAAGACCGCAAATCCTTTTACCAGGAAACGATTATGCCGAGAGCAAGGACATTTGAGGCTGTGCTGAATAGGCAACTTCTTGAGCGTGAAGGCTTACGGCTTGAATTTGCTTTCAATGAGCTTGAGCTATTCCAGGACGATGAGAATTTACGAGCCGATCTTGTGCTGAAATATGTCCAGGCGGGCTTACCCGTTGAGTTAGCACTTGACCTTGCCGGCAAGGATATGACCGATGAACAAATGGACATGCTGACTGATAAGCAGGATGAAGACAAAGACCGTAACGAGCGCAATCCCGTAATACAGGAACTTGAGCGATGGATGCGAATGGCGGAGAAGCGAGTCAAGGAAGGCAAGTCAATCAGGAACTTTGAAACCGATATTATCCCATCAAGTTTGCATGGTGCTATCACGGGCGCGCTTGAGAATGTCAAGACCGTTGATGATGTGAAACACATTTTTGATGGCGTTATAGCATGGCAGGGATACCCGTAATATGGACATTCTTAATCGTGACGAATTGGAGCGAAGGTTATCCCGTATAGTCGGGCGTGGCTTGCGTTCTGAGCTGAATCGGCTTATGGACTTGTTGGGTGATCCGCCGCGATTGATGAACGTGCCTAACGATTACTGGCAAAACGGCTGGCGAGATATTCAAAAGGATGTAGAGCCGGTATTGTTGGATATATTCTTGATGCAGGCCGAAGGGCTTATGGCAGAGATTGGCATAGGTGCAAGCTGGGACTTGGTGAACACCACGGCGTCACAATGGGCAAGGCAGCATACTGAACAGGTATTGCAGGAATTATTTAATACACGGTATGATCACCTGAATGAAATTATACCGAGATTTTATGAAGAAGGCTGGAATTTGGGACAGTTGCGGACAGACCTTGAGCGCTACTATTCACCTGTTCGCGCTGAGATGATCGCTGTTACCGAAACGACACGGGCAGCGGTAGAAGGTGAACGTGCGCTGGTTGAGGCGCTGCAGAAGGAAAGTGGCATCAGAATGGTGCCAACCTGGATAACAAAGAATGATGAACGTGTATGTCCTATTTGCGGACCTAAACATGGCAAAGAGATAACGGATAACGTGTTTCCCCCAGCGCACCCACGTTGCCGTTGTTCTGTTGGTTGGGACTTTGCGAAGGATAACCGATGACAACCATTCGCATTGAGGGAACAGAAGAATTAATCAAGCGCATTGATAGCCTTGCCAAGCTCAATAAGGTCAAGGCGGCGATTCGCGCTGGCGCTATTTCGTTTGGCAAGGAAATGAAATTATCTTATCCGCCTGTGTCACGTCGTCCCAATCCAATGTTGAGGGGTAACAGTGACAAAGCAAGGCGAATGAGAGCAGGCTTTTTCTATCACCTGAATCATGGCGAGATTGAAGTTCCTTATAACAGAGGTTCTTCACCACAAAGTAAAGACTTACAAAATTCGTGGACAACACGAGCTGAGAATAATGGGTTTAGGGCAATAGTTGGTACAAGTGTAAGTTATGCACGGCTTGTGCAGGATAGCGCAAAACAAACAGCCTATCATAAGAAAACAGGATGGCCAACCACAGACGATGTTGTAGCACAACATGGACAAAGAATAATTGGCGATATTGAACAGGCATTACAGCGTGAGGTGAACAATGGATAAGATGAGAATAAAGATACAAACGCCTTCTAAGGCTATTGAGAGGGATTCTAAGGCAGAAAAGCGACTAAAAGGGGATAGCGACTATATATCCGTTGGCTGGCGTGTTCTGGGCGTTCCTTTTGGTGGGCCTATCAAGGGACGTGACCTTGATGGTGAAGCCTTCCATGAGGATACCGACATTTTCCTGAAGACCGGTGACCAGGTGAACATAACCTATTATCACGGATTTGGGCCTGATGATCCAGAGGCAAGGCAGGAAAAGCCTGTCATTATTGGCAGGGCAACGTACACGGGCAAAGATGACAGAGGGCATTGGTTTGAGCCTATGTTCGACATGGATGAACCTTTAGCGCAACGT